AACTTACTACGGAGCGTCGACCGGTAGGAAGTAGCTAACTTCTCGAGTTTGGCAATGGCCGATTCGTTCTGAGTCCGCTCGGCTTCAGTCAGGCCGATCTCGCACTCTTGCCAGCGCTTACGGCGTGCCTTTGCGCCGCTGTTCTCGTCCCCTCCCTTGTGGTACTTGCTCCAACCAGGGTAGCTGCCGGGTTTGCCCTTCTGTGCGTGACGGGGCTTCTCGAGGCGTTGTTTACTGCTGTTTGTTATCTCAGCAGTGCATCCGACCTTCACGGCGAGGCTCGGTGTCATAATCGGACCCCACAGTTGAACACCCGGTAATGCAGAATTCGGGTACTCGGGATTCGAGCCACCACCGAGTTCGGGCTTCGTAGCTTCAGCGCTCTCGTGGATGACGACGGTCGGCGGTCGTTCACAAGCGTACGTCGACTCAGGAAGGCTGCATAAAAGTGAGGCTTTGACGAGGCGGGCCACGTTGTCATTGCTCTCCACGCTTGCGGGCGAAAATTCACCGTCGTATCGGGTGTGCGCAGCGCAGATGAGTTGAATGTTCTTCGTATTGAACGCGTTGCCGCTGGCGCCGGCTTTGGAGACGCACGCCGTGTATACATCCTTGGGCAGCTTGAAGTAGACACCACCGACACCGGTCCCATCGCAGAGGTGGACCTCGTCGTTTATCAGCATCTTGATGCCGTATCCTCCGCCGAACTCGAAATACTCGTAGCGATCCTCAGCCTTGACTGTCGGGTACGTGTAACGGACGCATTTTTCCAGAACAAGGGGTCCGCGGCTACCAGTGGTGGTCAGACAGGTGCGCTCATTCGCAAGATTGAGCTCGGCGGTACGCGCCGTGTCAGCGAGGTCAAGCGGTATCGTATGGTGATACGAAGGGCACAAGACGGTGACGCTCATCCCGCGCAGTGCGCTGATCGAGTGACGCAGACATTCGAACACGCCGGTTTGACGGCCCGTTCGCTTGATCGACCTGATAAGGTTCAGATCGGTTAGCTCGTTGCCCTTGAATCGGCCGTATCCGAACATGCCTCCTAGGACGTTGTGCTTGACACGCGACAAGGTCGTTTCGCCTTTGGGGTAGAGGCCGACGTGACGTGCGCGGTCTATCTCGTTTTGCTCGCCCTCGTCCATAGCACGCATGTGGACGACGGAATCGTCGCGCGCGGTGAAGTGCTTCAAACCGTGGTCGTATGTGGCCTTGTGCCCCGGGCTGACGACGTCGACGGATTCTTGCAGCCACAATTGGCCTCGGCTATCAGGCCCAGCACCCTTGAGGTAGTAGCCGTATTTTCGACCGTCTGTCTCGCCACCGAGGTCGGTGATAATGCGGTCGACGGAGACGATTACGGCGCCAGAAAGCTGCTGGTAGACAACGTTGCCTAGGTGGTGGCTTGTATCGACGATGAGAATCACACTGCG